CGGGCACATAATACTTTTGGGGGCAGGGCAACTTGCCCCCTTTACTCTTTACTCAATTTATGTTATAAGCAATAACCTTTGCGGGGAATACACCTATGGCACGTAAAGCACCACCCAAGCCCAAGAAAAAGAAGTCGAAGGGCGCAACCCCCAAAAACAAAGCACTCTACGCCCGTGTAAAAGCAGAGGCGAAGAAAAAGTTTGACGTGTACCCATCAGCCTATGCAAATGCGTGGCTGGTCAGGACGTACAAGAAGCGTGGCGGGACGTACGCCTAAAATGGAGACATAAAATGGCACTAAAAAAAGAAACAGGCGAACGTACTATTCTTACAGTAAGGAATGGTAAAATCGTTAACAGCGGAAAAATAAAACTTCCTGACGGTACATTTAGAGTGATACCTGAAGCCGGAATTAAAAGAGTCGGTAAAAAGACGGGCGGCAAGGTTGCAGCAAAGAAAATGGCAGTGGGCGGCAAGGCTAAGAAAAAGAAATAACTATGGCTAAACCAAAGGGTGGCTTAACTAAATGGTTCAAGGAAGACTGGCGGGATGTAAAGACCGGCAAGAAATGTGGTCGCTCCGGATCAGAAAAGAAGAAACGGCCCTACCCCGCATGTAGACCAGCCAAAGTGGCCAAGCGCATAACTAAGAAAGAAGCTGCCAAGAAGACTGGGTCACGAAGAGTGAATTGGTCAGTTACGGCTTCGGGCAAAAGGAGGAAGGCCAGTGGCAAAAAAGCCTGACAACATGCCTGCCCGTAACAAGAAGAACTTTCGCCCTACAAAAAAGGGTGCGGGTATGACTGAGGCTGGGGTCAAAGCCTACCGCAAGAAAAACCCCGGAAGCAAACTGAAGACTGCGGTTACTGGCAAGGTGAAACCCGGAAGCAAGGCAGCTAAACGTCGCAAGTCGTACTGTGCGCGTTCTGCCGGACAGATGAAGAAGTTCCCGAAGGCAGCGAAGAATCCGAATAGTCGTCTTCGCCAAGCACGGAAGAGGTGGAAATGCTAACTGCATTGATTGGCCCGATCTCTAGTCTTGCAAGCACATGGCTTGAGGGCAAGGTCGAAAAGACAAAAGCCGAAACAGGCGCAAAGGTCGCAAAGGCAAAAGCCGAAGCGGTCATCATGGAAAAGAAAGCAACAGGTGAAATAGACTGGGACTTGGAAGCGATCAAGGGCAGTCAGAACTCGTGGAAAGACGAGTGGCTGGTTATTTTGTTTTCGGTTCCGTTAATCCTAGCATTCATACCCGGAATGGAAGATGTCGTATCTCATGGATTTCAACAACTGGAGCAAATGCCTGAATGGTACCAGTACAGCTTGGGCGTTATTGTTGCTGCAAGCTTTGGAGTCCGCTCGGCGACAAAGTTCTTCGGAAAGAAATAGGCGTGGCTGACGTAACATTTGAACGCATATCCAAGTGGAAGTTGTTACCCCGGTTTATGATGCTCATAATGACTCTGATGAGTTGGCGTTGTGCAGAGTGGTTTATGAACTTGGATGCCCCGACAGCAGCACAGTCCGCATTTGTAAGCGTTGTGATGGGTGCCATGACAGGTGCATTTGGAATCTGGATGGGAGGAGAGAACAGAAATGAAACGCGTTCCTAAAAAACCCAAGAAAAAAGACCTGACAAAACGTCAAAAAGAAACTATGAAAAAACATTCTAAGCACCATAGCAAAAAGCATATGGCTGCTATGAAAAAAGATATGTTGGCGGGAATGTCATTTACGCAAGCTCACATACGGGCCAAAAAGAAGGTCGGCAACTAGATGAAGTATAACACATCTCATTTTCTAGACAAGTTGATTGCACACGAGGGTTTGGTCCTTACTGTGTACCAAGACACGTTGGGTATCGACACAATAGGTATCGGACGCAATCTCAAGGATCGCGGCATCAGTAAAGAAGAACTGGATCACATGGACATCCCTTCAATGGACGTGATTTATGAACACGGTATTACGGAAGCGGATGCACGTTATCTTGCCATGAATGACATCAAGATCGTCGAAGAAGAGTTGTGTCGGGTAAAGCCTGTCGTTAACGACTTAGATTCGGTGCGTCAGTTGATCCTGATGGATATGGCTTTCAATATGGGTGTACCACGCTTGTGTAAATTTAAGCGCATGTGGAATGCGATAGAAGAACGAAAGTTTGACTCCGCTGGACTAGAGATGCTCGATTCCAGATGGGCGAAGCAAGTCGGTTCGCGGGCCACGAAGCTTTCGGACGCTATGGTCAAGGGGGAGTTTTAATGTCTTTAGAAATTTTTGAAAAAATGACCATGAAGGAATTACTTGCTGTCGCACGTAGCGTAGGTTTTTCAGCTAAAGACAGCGACGGTAAACTTTTGGATAGAGATACATTGATTGACTCTCTTCATCAGTTTGAGGGTGCGGGCATGTTCGAAGGTATGCGTAGAAAACAAGCTATGGGTGGTAAGATATACTCTAAGTCACAGCCTCGTAGGGCACACGGCAGTGGAGAAAAAACGCATGGCTAAAGGTCGCATAGCTGCCGAAAGTGCTGAGAAATCTGGGGGCATTAATTTTCGGACGCTATGGTCAAGGGAGAGTTCTGATGAGCGGAGCTAGAGGAAGAAAAGCGCAGGACAGTGCAGAAACAACTTTAACAACAGATCAAAAGGCATCTTTAATTGCAGGAGGACTGACTCTAGGTTTGGCTACTGCAGCCTCTTCTGTAATGCTGCCCTCGATTTTAGAAGAAAGAAGGCGAAACAGAAAGCGTCGTAAAGACGCAGCTATGAAACCCGGAAGTGATATCAAACCTATCAAGCCAAGTAATTGAAACACGTCTTTCTCCTGTTCGTTTTCTTGGGGATTGGGGAGGACAAGCGACAAGTCAGCGGCGATATGTACTTCCGCGATTTAAACGATTGTGTGTGGTACGCACAAAAATTACACAAACAAGGAAAAACGGTAACGGCATACTGCCTACCCAAACTGGTCGATGAAAGTGTGCGAGTGTACTGATGTTAGCCGAACTTGCTGCAGCGAATGCTGCCTTTGCCGTAATAAAGACTGCTGTTCAGAACGGCAAGGAGATTGCCAGTGCAGGCAAGGCAATCGCCAACTTTGTAGGTGCGAAGGAGGAATTACAGAGAAGAGCCACTAAAAAGGGCGGAAGCTCTGACCTAGAAGAATTTATGGCTCTGGAGGAGCTACGCGAAAAAGAAAAACAGCTAAAAGAAATAATGATATACGCGGGTCGTCCCGGATTGTGGAATGACTGGCAACGCTTTCAGGCAAAGGCACGAGTCGCCCGAAGAGAAGCAGAGCAGGAACGTATACGAAAGCGCAAACACCACTTTGAAGTAGCAATCATTACGTTCCTCTTGATTGTGTTTGCTTGTATCTTAGCCTCCGCTGTACTTTTAGTTTTGCACTTTCAGGGAAGACTATAATTTACTTGCAAAATTTATAAACTTGTGCTACAATATATAAGTTGGGGAGAGTTGAGTAATGAAGGTATATCAGTTGGCAATAGATGCTTTAAAACATAAATACACTGCGGAGATGGCAGATGCAAAATTTGTATTCTCTCTTTACTCTAAACATCCTGTTGGCGTGGGTGAACATCCGGGTCTGCTGGAAGAGATGGATAGCGCGTTGGAGAAGTGGGTTAACGCAAACGACAAAATGAATGCCCTGAATTCTATCGTGGCAGAGACGGATAATGAAACTGAAGATTGATGGCGAACAAATCCCTCACTAAGTCGGTTGACCTGACGAATACCGCCCAGACTACGATATACACTGTGCCTGCTAATCACTCTTCTGTGGTTCAGGCCATTATTATATCTAACACAGATTCTTCTGCTAGGAATGTTCTTATTCAGAGAAACGATGGCTCCTCGACGTACAACATATTTGAGGCTCGTGCTATAGCCTCTAATTCTTCTGAGGCTCTGAGCAACTTTAATTCTCCCCTGTACCTAGACGCAGGAGACATTGTGTACGCCACAGCTACCACCGGAAATACTCTACTGGTAACTATATCTGTGCATGAAACCTACGATCCAAATGTATTCTAGAACTACGGAATAATCTATGGCCCTCAAGGTAGCTGATCGTGTAAAAGAAACGACTAACACTCAGGGAACTGGTACCTATACGCTCTTAGGTGCAGCTACCGGGTTTGAGTCATTTTCTGTTATCGGCAACGGGAACACAACATATTACTGTTGTACAGATGGTACTAATTTCGAAATAGGTATCGGTACCTACACAGCCAGCGGTACAACCCTAGCCCGCACAACTATACTTCAGTCGAGTAATTCCGATACAGCCGTAAACTGGGCAGCAGGTACACGAGAAATATTTGTTACTCAGCCCGCAGAGAAGGCTGTCTTTACTGATGCAAACGGTAACATCGTAACGACAAATGATGGTACACCCCAGCTATCTGCTCCTATACTGTCTGGTTCTTCTTCGGCTGCTGGCTCTATACTTTTTAAGGAAGATACAGACAACGGCACCAATGCAGTTACATTGATAGGTCCAGCATCTACGGCAGACGTGACTGTTACCCTGCCGTCAAGCGCAGGTACAGTCGCACTAACATCTGACATTCCCTCTGCTGGTATTTCAAGTGGTAACGTAGCTACTTTTACCAGCGGTGCTGTAGACAACGATTTCCTCAGAATAGATGGCACAGCCATCGAAGGACGTTCTGCTTCTGAAGTCCTGTCTGACATTGGTGGTCAGGCTAGTCTGACATTTGGCATATCCAATACCAATGCCGTAAAAATTGACAGCGGTGATGTCGCAGATGACGAGTACGCACGATTTACAGCAAACGGTCTGGAGAGTCGGTCAACCAGCGAGGTGTTGTCTGACATAGGCGCACAGGCATCACTGACGTTTGGCATCTCAAACACCAATGCTGTAAAGATTGACAGCGCATCTGTTGCTGACGATGAATATGCGAGGTTCACTGCAAACGGCCTAGAGAGCAGAGCAACATCTGAGGTTCTTTCGGACATAGGGGCCATTACAGCTAGCTCCACTGATACGCTTACAAACAAAACGATAAATGCTTCCCAATTATCTGGCACAGTCGCCAACGCCAGACTGGACGCGCAACTTCAAGATGTAGCTGGCCTCGCTGTAACAGACGGCAACTTTATTGTGGGTGATGGCAGCAACTTTGTTGCAGAGTCCGGTGCTACTGCCAGAACAAGTCTGGGGCTTGGTACTGCGGCGGTGTTGGACACAGGTATATCAAACACCAATGTTCCTAAATTTACGTCCGGCGTTGCAGACGATGACTTTTTACGAGTAAACGGCACTGATATTGAAGGCCGTTCTGCCTCTGAGGTTTTGTCAGATATAGCAGCTATGCCACTGGCTGGCGGCGCATTTACTGGTGACGTTACCTTTACGGGTGACAACTACAATGTCGTCTGGGACAAGTCGGCTGACGCACTAGAGTTTGCTGACAATGCGAAGGCAGTATTCGGTGCAGGTGATGACTTACAGATTTACCATGACGGCAGTCATAGTTACGTTAGCGATGCGGGAACTGGTGGCCTTCGTCTAACTGGTAGTGTCATTAAGCTGAGAAACGCTGGTGATACAGAAACATTCTTAGACGCCACAGAGAACGGCGCTGTTCAGATTTATCACGACAACGCCAAGAAACTGGAAACAACCAGCGGTGGCATTGATGTAACTGGTACAGTTACAGATGACGGTGCGACACACGATGGCGACGTTACCTTCACAGGCGATAACTACAATGTTGTCTGGGACAAATCCGACGACGCACTAGAGTTCGCTGACAATGCGAAGGCAGTATTCGGTGCTGGAAATGACCTACAAATTTACCACAACGGCTCTAACAGCATAATACACGACGCTGGTACGGGCGTGGTTTTAATGAGGACAAATACCCTCAAGGTCAACAATGGAGGAAACTCAGAAAAACTACTCCACGCTTTTGAGGGTGGCGCAGTCGAACTTTATCACGACAACGTCAAGAAGCTGGAGACGACAGCCGATGGCATGAGTGTTTCCGGCGATGTTGTTACAATTACGTCAACGGCAGACAATGGCCCTACTCTTGATTTAAAATCAGACGACCATAGCGATGCCTCCGATTTTGCCACAGAAGGTAAAATAAGATTTTATGCAGACAATGATGCTGATGAGCAAGTAGTCTATAATCAAATAACCAGTGTTACAGCAGATGTAACTGACGGCACAGAAGATGGTTGGCTTTATCTTGGCAATATGGTCAACGGCACCCTAACAAACGCATTTGCTGCCGCTAATAAAAGTTTATATTTTCTTCAAGACGATAGTACAATTCAGTTTAGATCGTGGGGTGGCACAGATTATCATGTGACCATTACACCCTCCACTCCAGCAGAAAATCGCACCATCACTCTGCCTGACGCGACAGGCACAGCAGCCCTGACCAACGGCAACGCAGTTCTTCTGAACACGACGACGGTCAGCAGTGGAGTGTCCAGCGTTGATTTTGGGTCGAGCCTGATTACTGATACTTACAACGATTATCTGTTAGTCATATCAGGAGCAACAGTTTCGGCATTGACTAGACTGAGGATGCGATTAGGCACAAGCAACGCTCAAGACACAAGCACTATTTATGTAAGTCGTGTAGTGACGGAGGGTCGTGCTTTAGATCACACAGCTACCTCTACAGATACTCCTTCTAGGTTTATAAACACAAGTAATGGCGCACAATGGCAGCTAACCGGAGACGGCACATACGAAACAAGCCCTTCTTCTACTGCACAATTCAACGTTGTAATTCGTTTTTCTAACCTACGTTCAACTGCTTTTCACAAAACATTTCAAATAGAATCCATGACACACATTGTTCAAGATCGCAGTGGCGGCACAGATGATGGGCAAGACTATTATCAAACAGTAAGAGTAGGAGGCGGCGTCTATAAAAGCGCAACAGCCGTCAACTTTATTCGTCTTTATGAGCATGATTTTGGTAGTCAAATAAATGGTGGCACTTTTAGTTTATACGGATTACCAGCATGAGCAAACGATACTTAGATGGCGTTCTGGTTGACGCGGCAGAGGGTGATACTGCTGATGTGCCTACAGACGCAGAGAAGCTAGATGATATACGTCAGAGCCGTTGGCCTTTGTTAGAAGAGGCCGACATTGAAATCTACAAACTGGAAGATGCTGGCGGCAACACAGCAGCTTGGCGCACTTACAGGCAGCAACTACGCGATGTAACGAAGCAATCTGATTTGAACAACATTAGCTGGCCAACTAAACCGTGATGTTTGGTGTATCATCATTTTCTGTAGAAACCTTCTCTAACACTGATCCGTCAGTGCGACTTGATCCGGCTCTCTATTCAAGAGATCAAGTTGTCTATGTTATGCAAGAGCCTCAAAGACAGGTGTACGTACATAGACCCCTAGAGAATATAATATACGTAGGTCGAGAGGTGCCTCGTGTTTCATTCGTTTCCCCTGAGACGACACGAGTAGTATCCATACCCAGAGATGCTATTCGAGTGACAAATGTAGATGCTCATCCCACCAAGAGAATTGTTTCCATTTCTCGTGAACTTCGCAGACACGTATCAATAGAAGAATCCAAGAAGCACGTTGTATATATAACTCAAGAAAAGCAGAGAGTCGTTTCTGTTTCAAGAGAAAAACCACGAATGGTTTCTGTGCCACAAGTCATTCAAAGAGTAGTAAAGGTAGCGTAAAATGTCACTTCGTTGGCCCGACAAAGACCCTGATGAACTTCTGGATTATACGGTAGACTGGTCCCGTTATCTGGATACGCTCACCATTGCTTCCGTAGAGTGGAGGTATATTCTTCCGAATGATCTAGGAGCAAAAAGCAAGGGCGACGAATCCGTAGCTCTATCATCCTCATCTAATCTAGATGCTACGGATAGCGTAGCTAATCCTACGAATGGATTGATTGTTAACAGTATTCCTTCTGTTACTAACACTACAGCATCTATAGTTCTTCAGGGAGGAATAGCTAATAAGGATTACATTCTTATATGCGAGATAACTACCAGTACCTCTGCAAAGACCAGTGCTGCGATTGTTACAAAGCGAATGATAAATTTGCGAGTGAGGGAGCGTAGCTGATGGCATATGATTACCTAGATATTGTAAACAACGTCAACAGGCGTCTTAACGAAGCCGAACTGACAACATCGAATTTTTCTGCGGCAAAAGGATTCTACGGAACTGTAAAAGATTCTGTAAATTCTGCCATACACGATATTAACCAGTACTATCTCTACTGGCCCTACAATCATAATTCAGATGAAATTACACTCGTTGCAGGTGAAACACGTTATTCTTTTGCGGATGAGGCCAAGTATATAGACTTCAACACCTTTCGTCTGAAAAGAGACAGTTCGGTAAATGTAAACAACGCAAGAAAACTAGAGAAGATAACCTACGTCGAATACATAGATCGTTTCATAGATCAAGAAGACGAGACGGACACATCTAAGGGCGGTACACCTGAAATTGTATTCAGATCACAGGATGGATACTTCGGAATCGTTCCTATGCCGGACAAGGCATACACCATCGAATACGAATACTTCATGCACCCTGTCGCTTTGTCTCTTCACGACGATGTTCCCACAATACCAGAACCCTACAAGCATGTCATTGTAGATGGTGCCATGTACTACTGTTACATGTTCAGGGACAATATGGAAATGGCTTCGATATCGAAGGGCAAGTTTGACGATGGCATGAAGAACATGCGTAAGATACTTGTAAATGAAAACTATTATGTAAGGGCAACCTAGACATGCCGGATCGTTGGCAAACATACCCCGTCGAATTTCGCGGGGGGCTAATCTCTAATTTGAGTCCGTTACAGCACGGTGCTGCGGCTCCCGGTTCAGCCCGTGTTATGAATAACTTCGAACCTTCTACAGAGGGTGGCTATCGCAGAATAGAGGGATTTGCAAAGTTTAACACAAACGCCATAACTGGTCAGGGCAATGTCTTAGGGGTTGTTTTCTATAAAGACAGTGCGATTGTAGCTCGTGACCAGAGTTCGGGGAACCCCAAGTTATTTGCCGCGAGTAGCGGTTCAGGTGCGTGGACAGATTTGTCTGTAGAGACAGCCACTGCAGTGGTGAATGGGGCCGTAAGTAGTGCTACTGGCATAGTCCTAGACGGTAACAGTGGAACTATTGAGGTGGGTGACACAGTTACAGGGACGGGAATTTCCGGAACTGTTACGGTAAGCACAGTGACGGATCAGAATAACATAGTGGTAAACACTGCTGTCAGTGTGTCTAACGATGTAACTTTGACCTTCACAAAGCCCACCATAGCTTTAGGTGCAAATACATCAAGAGCGCGATTTGCCAAGTATAACTTCGACGGCACAGACAAACTCTTTATCGTAGATGGTATAGGCTATCCTTTGATCCTCACCAGTGTTCTTGCAACCGGACTAAGCAAGCTATCTACTCCCTCTGATATAGAAGGAGCTAGTCATGTAACGGTCTTCAAGAACCATATATTTGTAGCAAAGGGCGAAAAAGTCATTTTTTCTGCTCCATTTGAAGATGATGACTTTACAGCAGCTTCGGGTGGTGGTATAATCAATGTAGGTACAAGTGTAACTGATCTCATTGTTTTCCGTGAGCAACTGATTATTTTCGGAGAAGACAGGATTCTCCGGCTAGTTGGCAACAGCCTCGAAGATTTTCAGATGCAACCAATCGCTGATGATGTGGGGTGCGTTGCCTCTGATACTGCACAGGAGATATCCGGAGATGTGATATTCTTGGGACCGGATGGATTGCGGACTGTGGCTGCTACGGAACGTAACCAAGACTTTAACTTGGCCTCCGTATCGAAACCGATCCAGAAACAGGTAGTTCAGTTAACTTCACAGAACTCATCTTTTGCATCCACCGTTATACGGGAAAAATCCCAGTATCGTATATTCGGATTTACTGGGTCAGCTAGCGCAGGAACTTCGAAAGGAATCATAGGTACACAAGTACAAGGCTCACAAGGAGCGGAAATAAACTGGGCAGAAACGTCGGGAATAAAGGCGTATGTTGCAGACTCAACATATAGTGGCACTACCGAAACCATCTTGTTTGCACACAATGATGGCTATGTGTATCAGATGGAATCGGGAAATAGTTTTGATGGCGGAAGCATAGCAGCCAGTTTTTCCACCCCGTATTTTCCGATAAGTGATCCGCGTCTTCGGAAGACCATATACAAGGCTACTGTATTTACAGACCCGCAAGGCACTCTGTCACTATCGTTGAATATGAAATACGACTTGAGTGAAGAGGGAGTTATTGAGCCTGACAGCATAATTTTACAGAACACGTCTTCCGCTGGAGGAGTGTTCATATTTGGAGAGCCGGATGTTCAGTTTGCTGATGGTGCTAAAATAAACAACGGAGGTGGATATTCGGCGGGTGTATCAAGCATGGTTGTAGACTTGATGTCTATAGATAGCGGACTAGCGACAGGAGATACTTTTCAGGTGTTAACCAGCAGCAGTTCATCAGATAACTTTGAAACGACGTATACACTCACAGGTACACCCTCTATTTCTGGTAGTGCCTCTCTCAGTCCTTCTACTGCAACCACCACGCTAGCATTCAGTCCTAATTTAGCAGCGGCTGTGTCAGACAATGACGATATAATTTTTACGAGCGTTGGCGGTACGGACAACACGGCGGTGTATAGCGGAGAAACTCTAAAATCAATATTTGAAGATCAAGTACAGGGATCAGGATTCACTGTGTCCTTACAATTCGAAAGCACCGATACAAATCCCCCCTACTCGCTTGACGCAGCCGTGCTTGAGTACGGTCAGTACGGAAGAAGGTAATATACTATGGCAGGTTACACACGAAACGATACGGCAGGTAACATTGCGGATGGTAACGTCATCAGCGCGGCTCCTCTCGACGGGGAGTTCGACGCTATCCAAGATGCGTTCGCCCTATCTACAGGCCACACTCACGACGGCTCTACCACAGGTGATGGTGGGCCAGTCAGTAAATTAGGACCGTCTCAACAAACTACGCAAACTTCATCCGCCCTGCAAACTACAACGAATGTAGAGATTGCAACGGATAAGAAGCTGCAGTTCAGGGATACTGGTATATTCATTCAGTCTAGTTCGGATGGTAAACTGGACATAGACGCAGATACCGAAATTGAAATTGTATCTCCCACTGTGGACATCGATGCGTCAACTGCTGTAACCATTGATACGACCACCCTAACAATTACGGGTGCTGCGAACATAACTGGTGATCTAGACGTTGATAATATTAACATCAACGGCAATGCAATCACATCTACAGATTCAAATGGAAATATCGCACTCACTCCAGATGGCACAGGTGATGTTCAACTCGACGCCGACACCGTTCGAGTAGGTGACAACAATGCGAATGTTACTGTCACAACCAATGGTACAGGCGATTTAATTTTAAATACTAACGCGGGTACGAATTCCGGTTCTATAACTATAGCTGATGGTTCGAACGGTGCAATCAGTATAGCCGCTAATGGAACTGGCAAGGTAGATATCGATACTGATACGGTAGAAGTCCTGAGTACGAATGCCGGTGCATCTGCCGGACCTGTTATGATACTGCAGAGGGATAGTTCTTCTCCTGCCGACAATGACTACGCCGGTTCTATTGTATTTAAACACGATAGTGATGGGGATACGACCAGAGAGATTGCTTCGATTACGACGCAAATGAAGGATGTATCTGACGGCGAAGAAGATAGTGACGTTGTAATCAGTAACTTTGTTGCAGGATCAGCAGTCGCGCAGATCACACTCACAACTACAGGAACGGTTACAAGAGCCGTTCTTCCTGCCGCAGATAATACGCACGACTTGGGTTCATCTGGTGCGGAGTGGAAAGACCTCTACGTTGATGGTGTTGCATACGTTGACAGTATTGCGATGCCAACCACGACAGTTACAGACATCCTAGATGAAGATGATATGTCTTCTGACAGTGCAGCAGCACTTGCAACCCAACAATCCATCAAAGCCTATGTAGATGCCAATTCAGGAACATTTGTTCTTGAGGATGATGACGGCACTGAAGTAACTATAACCAAAGATAAAGAAATAAAGTTCATAGGTTCTGGTATCACAACCAACTGGACAGATACTTCTACCGGATCAGATGGTGATCCTTACGATCTTACATTTACGGTAGATGCTGCACAGACAGGCATCACCTCTATTCTTGCTACAGACTTGAAGATTGGTGAAGATGATCAGACCAAGATTGACTTTGAGACTGCTGACGAAATACACTTCTATGCTGCTAATGTAGAGCAGGTTTATCTGGGTGACAACATCTTCGGTCCACAGTCAGATAGTGACGTTGACTTGGGCAGTACTTCTGTACGCTGGAAGGATGCCTATGTAGATAGTGTAACAGTCACTGGTGCGTTTACTGCAGGGGCCACTTCTACAATCACAACTTCTGATAACTCTCAGAATCTTATTCTTGTATCTACAGACGCGGATGCAAACGTAGGCCCAGAGTTGCATTTAAGACGAAACTCATCTAGTCCTGCTAATTCAGATTATACTGGCGAAATATCATTTAATGCTAACAATGATGCTGATGAAGACACAAACATTGCTTCAATTGATAGCAGAATTCATAATGTTGCTGATGGAAGTGAAGAAGGTGGGCTTGACCTGCGTACAATGAAAGCAGGCACAATGCGAAGCCGTATAAATATGTATGGCTCTACAACAGACATTAATACTGAAGATCAAGATATTGATTTTAAAGTACACACAACTGCTGGTTCTTCTTTCTTCGTGCAGGGAAGTGATGGCTATATCGGAATTGGAAACGCTGCGCCAGAGCATGATCTTGACGTAACCGGTAATAACAGCGGCCCTTACTTGATGCGGATTTTTAACGATGGCAATAATGTCAATCGTAAGGGTCTGAAAATACAAGTTGGTGCAGACTCTGGCGACCAAACTTTCATTGCTCTTGAAGATGGTGATGCCAGCAGTGTTGGCTCCATTACAGGAAGCAGCGGCACCGTTACTTACGGCACGTTTACCGCAATACACCCGGCAACATTACCATCATCCGACACGGCTGCTGGCTACCCTTACGGAACTTTGGTTGAGACAATAGGTATTGCCTACTCAAAAAATAGCGCGGGGGAAAATACGCAACGAGGCATTATATATAACGTCCAGAAATCTTCATCTGCAAATAGCAAGGCCGTTCTAGGTGCGTATTCTTCTGTAGACCATGTAAATGATGGTCAACATAATATCGCAGTTCTGGGCGACGGACACATCCTCTGCAATAACGCTGGTGGTAATATTGCAGTTGGTGACGGCATATGCACATCTGCAACGGCTGGCATTGGGCAGAAGGCAACAGCCAGCCCGTCTATGATTATCGGTATCGCACAGGAAGCTGTGACCTTTGCCAACGGCAGCGAAACAAAGTTGGTTGCAGTGCAGTACGGTCTACAACAGTTTACTCCGTGGAGCTAAAACTAGGACGTTATGAAACTAGCAATGGAACCCGCTATGAAAACACAGATGGAACTGGAGGCACACGAAAAAGAATGCGCCATCCGCTATGCTGCTGTCCAAGAGCGGCTCGACAGCTTGGACAAGCGTATGTGGCGTCTGGAGGCGATGATAATGGGTAGCACAATGATGGTGGTTGCGATGGTGGTCACAGTATTTATGGGAATTAACTAACATGTCCGACACAAACAAAGTATCCAATGATCAGGGTATACAAGATATCATGGATGAGCAAGCTAAGGGAAATACCTCGAATATTCCGCAGCTTGACCCTACACTTCCTACAGTTAAAGAGGGAGAGACAGAAGATACCACCAATAAATTACTGGACAATACTAATACTGGAGGCGGCACTTCTACGGTAGATACAAAAGGATTAACAGCCGATTTACCAGAGGCACCCCCTTCTGGTGTAGGACAAGTTGAAGATACCACAAAGATCACCCCCGATATAACGGGCTTGGGTGCGGAACAGATGGGTCCAGCACCTCAGATTGATATCGACAAGATTCAGGGCACAGTCTCTGAAGGATCACAGGCCGTAGCAGCCACGCAAGAACTAGACGAACGGGCTACAATTCAATACCAGCTAGAACAACTTTTGGGTGGTATTCAAGAAGGTAAGCCCATGCCACCGTGGGCTTCACCGGCTATGCGTAAAATTAGTGGTGTGATGCAGGCACGAGGTTTAGGTGGGTCTTCTATGGCTGCTGCAGCCATGACACAGGCTGTTATGGAATCCGGCATAACAATAGCTGCACAAGATGCAAATAAGTATGCCACTATACAACTACAGAATTTAAATAACGAACAGAAGACAGCACTGCAAAACGCTGCTGTAGTTGCGGGCATGGATAAGGCCAACCTATCTGCTAGACTACAGGGAGCAGTAACAAATGCACAGATGCTCCTCTCTACAGAGACAAAGAACCTAGATGCTAGACAGCAGAGTGCAGTCCTTTCATACAACGCCAAAGTGCAGGCTATGTTTAAGGATGCAGCAGAGGACAACGCAAGAAAACAATTCAACGCCAAGAACGAATTACAAGTTGAAGAGTTCTTTGCCGAACTATCGTCGCAAGTCGAGACAGCAAACCTCAATCGTATAGCAGCTACCGAACAATTCAACGCTGGTGAAATAAACGCCCAGACTCAATTTAATATGAGTTTTCGCGACAGTCGTGAAAAGTTTAATTCGCAAATGCAATACGCTGTCGATCAGTCAAACGTGCAGTGGCGAAGACAGGTAAACACTGCAGCAACTGCCGTTCAGAATGAAACCAACCGTATAAATGTAGCTAACGCATTTAATACCACTCAGAATGCTCAGAATAATTTGTGGCAGAAGTACCGCGACAACGCGGCGTGGAATTTTTCGAAGTCAGAATCTTTTGTACAGCGCATACACGAACTGGGCATCATGGCTATGGAATTTGCCAATACAAAAGAAATGTATACTAAACAACAGCGAGATAATCTTGCAATGCAGATAGGCGATTGGGTAACAACTTGGATAGGCAACAGTCTAGCTCCCGGTACTGATACCCCGTCGGAGTAGGAGATAAAAATGGACCTTTTAAAATCACTGATGCCACTAGCCGCCGTAGCAGGAGCATCATATCTGAACATAGGGCCGGAAGGTCAGGCTGCAGTAAAAGAAGCAGCCGCAGGCTTTGTTAGCAAGGGTAACAAAGCACCCTTGCGTCAAGCTCCGCAACTCCGGCCAACTAAGCTGGGACAGATGAACTTGCCCTCTAGGAGTGCCACCAATGCTCCGGTTCGTCTAAATCCTATACAGCAAATAATGCAGTCCGAACCCCGTGTGAGTGCAGCTATGTCCGAACTTGTAAATAACGCAACGAATAAACAAGTCACTGATTTTTTCTATAAGTACGGAAACATCAGCTATACGGCAAAGGGTGGACGACCTCAACTCGTTCAACAGACTGATATACAGGTATAAACTATCATGGAAAAAACGTCTCTCCCACCTGCAGGAAGTATCGAAGCAAAGGATGATTTTGCTATGGCTCCGGCTGGCTATGGCCTGACCGTAGAAAACGAGCGTTGGCCGTGGGGTCAGCCGCCACAGCAAGTCAACCCTGAACAGATTCTGAAGTCTGCTATAGATTCCCTAGAAATGAGGCAGAACCGCCAAGAGCTTCTGAAGCTTCTTGCTGTCGGTGCCTCAGTAGAAGTTCTTGTTGAGGGGTATCTACTTCAGGCGTTCCAAGAGGGAAAGTTCATGCCTGACGTGGGGCTGTTAATCAAGGGTCCGCTTGCGGTATACATCGCTAATATGGCTGAGAAAAACAACATACCGTATCGATTCTTCGAAAACGATGATGCTCTCACCCAAGATGAGATGGATGATAAGACGTTCTTTACGATGATGAAAGAGAATAATCCTGCTATGTTTGCGTACGTAGCTGACACCCTGAACAGGGGCATTCGTGAGGGTAACGCACCCGCACCGGAAAAAGAAGAAAACTTTATAAATATGAAAGATGTGGCGGAGGAATAGGATATGCTGGCAGCTTTAGCTCTGGGTACTGTAGCGGGATTCACCAGAAACATAAAACAAGAAGCTCAACTTCGTATGGGTGAGCAGCAAAGTGTAGACGAATTAAATAAGCTGATTATGAACGCCGGTCTTACCGGGGGTAAAAATTTTAGCGCAGCCAATGCTAAAATCCTTTCCACTGCAGTCAAGGATATGCAGGATCAAATTGATGATAGGGAAAGAATCGATATATTCGGAAGAGCAGGCCCGCGCATAAACACTGACTTGTCCGGCGTTATACCTCTATTGCAGAGTGTGGACAACACACAGGAAGGTATGATCAGAAAGAAGATTGGCACCTTTGAATTTTTGGTCCCGGAAGAGTATAATGATCATGTAGGAACTGGAAGAGCAGATGTGATTCTGTATGATGCTCTTGCAGACACTGTAAAAAACAACCCGAAAGCCTTTGAAACTCATGTACAAGATACAGGTGAACGAGATGTCATCGTAGATGAATTGAATCGACTTACTACAAGTAACTTGATTTACAAGTCTAAGGGAGCGCAGGGTGCCCCCGGCGAAATTAAAGTAGGACTATCAGGACTTAACAACTACGACTACTTTGACAATTACTTGAATATAAGTAGTGGACAACAGTTCGAGGTAAACAGCGAAGCTTTCAAGGGAAGTCAAGCTGCTCAAGATATTTTTGGTCGAGAAACGTTGCTTTCCTCAGAGCTTTTACTTGTGCCGGGAAGTTTCTATGGAGAAGAGACACTTGCAAAACTCCAAGAAAAGGGTTTGAACGGCGACTATGCAGCGTTTATGTTTGATCCTAACGCGCTAGAAAACCCTGAAAAAGTATTTGGTGCGATAAAACGTGCCGCTGAAATTAACGGAAAAAGCACGCAACAGTGGTTTTATGATTTTGTTCAGCTGCCAGAAATAGCAGACGAAGAAGACCTACACACTGTTCTGAACAAGATGGCTACACTTACGGATATGGGAGTCGGTAAATCTGTTTTGTCTAGGGAAGAAAACCTTGCTCTTGGCAAGTTCCTAATGGAAGACGCAGACCTTAAAGACAACTACGTAATGCAGGCAACAGTTATTGCTCCATTCCGTCCACTGCGCGTAAACAAAGTCCATCAAGAAATGATGAATGCAGGGTTGATGAACGAAGACTTTTTCAGTTCGAGGACATTTGAACAACAGTTTAAAAGTTTGTATGGGTATGAAGTTACTCAGTTTAGGGAACGCTATAACGCATTTGAAAGTGCCCGAAAGAAACTTGCCCAGTACAGGTCAATTGTTGAAAGCAAAGATACGGTTTCTGGCGGTCTGGCTGAGTGGGTTGTACGAAATGTGGGTGCTACCATTGCTGCCGGTGGTACAGTTGATCAGCTTTTTGCTGCTATGGGACTTGACGAAATCAACAATCAAAAGGACACCACTGGCTTTATACGCGCATTTGGTGATGACCTCTCTAAGATAAATCAGGCAGATGTCCTGCGCTACATTATTGCTGCTGACCTAGCACGAGCGGAAGATAGTGCTGGTCGTTTGTCAGATGGCGACATCATGCGTAACTTGCAAAAGCTACAGGGCTTTGGGCGCACTAGTATCTCCGCCGAACTAGATCAGATTGATACAGTTATTCAGACTCTAAACGATCAATTCGATAATTTGCGTATTCTTAATACTATTGCAGGTAAGGGTGACAAGCTAACTCGCAGGGAAAGGGAACTACTCTCTGCAGATAAGGTTGCAGGTATCGCACGTAATGAATACTTGATTCAAACAGGACAGCGCAGGCAGGATGATGGTCAAGGCACCCCGCTTCCGACACTAGAGGAATTTGCCAAACTCACTCCTTTATTTGTTGATGAACCTTCAACTGTAACCATCAATGAAAAAGAACGCACGTTCAAAGAGATTCGTAATATGGGGACAGTTACGAGTCCTAAATATGTGGGCATAACTGAGGATAATACTGTTGTTCTGCTAACCCCCGATATTGTCGGTCAAATTGCTAGGTCTAAAGATAATACGGGTGGCACCTCCGCCGCTCCTTCTGTCACCAACCAACAGCCCACCGCTACCGCTGCCCCTAACGCAAATGTAACACCTATACCAGACAGCAACAGTAGCATGGTTATAACAGGCACTGCTGAACGTCCGGGAGTTATAGGCGACGGCGGAACCTACGATTCCCAAGCAATGATACAATCAAATACCCCAATGGGGGGTAGCAACATAATGACCCTAGATCAAGTCATTGATAAGACAGGAAACGCTAGTCCTTCATCCCGTGTTACTATCGAAGGAAAAGTGTACGAACAACAAGCAGACGGAAACTATAGGGCAGCAATGTAAACATGGCTACGCAACAAACATATTCTTACGATTTTCCAAAGATAACCCGGCAGTTTGTAGAAGCGGCACCTGACTCCGACCTCGACATTGCAGCTATCGTTCAACAAGATATTGAACGCCAGCGGGGCTTGCAGAAGGGTCCGACTGAAGCAGAGATGCTACAAAGCTTCAGGGACACCATGTCTGGAGTCAATGGGGCTGCGATGGTTGGTCAGTATGCTGTCTCCAATAATCCTCAAATTGCCCAACAAAATTTTGCAAACATGACTGCGGCAGAAGTAGGGGAACTGTACGGCATCTTCAGTAAGGAACGATCTGTACCTGTCCAGCAGGAAGGCAAGCCTGTCCTAGCCTTTTCAACGCCTGACTTCGAAGGGTTCCGCCTGAGTCCTGCTCTCAAAAAGCTCCCGAAACATCAGCAGGAAGCCTTCCAAGAAATCGTTAGTAATCGACAAAACATGGCAAAGATATTTGTACGTAATGAGTACAATTTGCCCCCAGAAGTAACCGACATTCTTCTTGACTCTTTTGTCACAGGAGACTTCCTCACTGAGTTGGCGCGTACAGCATCCAACATTCCGGGAGACTTTGCTCGTACGCCTACTCTCGCATTGATGGCAGCTGCTGCTCTTAAGGCGAGTGCGGAATCTATTCCCGATGACATGCCGAATGGCATGGAGACTGGATACTTAGAGAGGTGGCTAAAAAACTGGAATAAAAACATGGCAGGAGTTGGTGACTTTCTGGCTCCGTACGAAAACATGCTTAACAAGTCTGACTTCTTTGACGCTTCAAGCACAGACATCCAGCAGTGGTACAAGAGCAAGTTCTTTTCGCAATTTGATAGCGAAGAGGCTGCACAGGCTGCATGGAGAGCTACTGGACATCAGAGGGCCACTCGTAAGCTCTACAGTCCGGGAGATGAAGGCTTCGATCCAAACATGCGTAACGGCGAAGCATATGTTGGTGTAGAAAGGGATGAACAGGGTAATGCAATCTTTGAGGACGTAGGTCTTCCCGAACAGCTTGTGTACGAAATGATTGACCTATCCTACCGCGAATTATCTGGTCTTGAAAAGATGTCAATCTTCGCTGCAGAAACTGTTCCCCTGTCTATGCTGGCGGTTGGTTTTGGAGTTCGCAAGGGTTTAAAGGCATCCCGTATGGTTGATGAATACCGCAAGGCGAACTACTCCCCTGAAATGGCCAAGATGACGGACTATCAGGTTTACAAGCTGATACAGGGACGCGATGCTAAAACTGTTGGGTGGAGAGACTTATGGCGTAACGCCACGCTGGGAGCTTTTCAAGTCACTCCGGGCAAGCTCAACGTGGGACGAAATGTTAATAGGCACTTCTCGACTATTCAACAGCTAGATGATCGAATCCGTAAGCTAAAAGACTTTGCTGACCCTAGAGTTACAACTGACCTAGACGAAGTTGCATCCTATGGCGCAGCATTCCGCAATCAAGTCCGTATTCTTCGTGATCCGAAGTCAAACCCCCAACAGGTAAGGGC